TTAAAGTTATATTATTATTATTAATATTAAAATCACTAATAATATAATCATTATTATCTGATTTAATAATTATAATTGCAAATAAATTAAAAAGATTAATTTTAACAATATCATTAAATATATATGTACTTAAAATAGTAATATTATTTGGTTTATCTTTAATATTAAATGATAATATATTATTATTTAATTTATAATTTGATATATTATATACTAAATTTATAGTTATAATTTGATCAGGACTAATAAATAATAAATTATTTATTTCATAATTATTAATATAATATTTATATTGATTATTAAATATAAAATTATTAGGTAATTTAAATATTAAAGTTAAATTATTAAGAGTATAATTTGAAATTATCCATTTTTCATTATTATTATTAAATAAAATAATAGTAGTAAATAAATAAATTATATTAAATGAAAAAGTATTAGATAAAGGTAAAAAATTATTATTATCAATATAAAAGTTATTAATATAATAAAGATATTTATTATCATTTTTAAAAATAAAATCATTAGGTAAATCAAATAATATATAATAAGTATCATTAATTTTAAAATTATTAATATCCCAATATGTTTTTTGAGTAAATTTTTTAGATAGAATATTAATATTATTATTAATCATAAATTTAGTAATTTGATTATCATGAATAATATAATTACTTTTAATATAATTAATTATATTATTTTCATTAAATTCATCATCATCATATAAATAAATAATAGAATTATTATTTTTTGGTAAAATTAAATTAAATTTATATATATTATTAATATTATCTATATTAATTGTATTTAGTAAATATAAAATATAATTATTAGAATTATCTAATATTATATTTGTAATATAATTAATAATATTATTAATTTTAATAGGTTGTAAATAATAAAAATCAAATGTTTTAAAATTTTTATAATGATTAGTTATTTTAATTGTATTAGTTATAATATTATAATTACCTAATATTTCAATAGGATGTTTATTATTAAAATTTAAATAATAATAATTAATTGGAACAATCATAGAATTAATAAAATAAGGAGTAATATTATTTTTTAATAAATATAAAAATTTAAAATTTTCAGTTAATAATAATATATCATAAATAATAAATTTATTAGATATTGTAGGATGATTTATTAATAAAATATCATTAATATAATTATTAATAGTATATTTATTAACATAAATAATTTCGAATGGTAAATATGGTATAATAACATCAATAAAAAGATTATTAGAAATAATATTTAATGATTCATTTAAAAAAATTTCATTATCACGAATATTTATAATTTCATATATATTATTATTATAAATTATTTTATCAAAAATTTTTAATTTTGTAAAATTATCAAATAAAAATAACTTTGAATTATTATGATATAATTTAATTGTAAAACTATTATATTCAAAAATAAAACAATTATTTATATTAATATCATTTAATGTTATTATAAATTCATTATCTTTTTTATATAATGTTCCTTTTTTAATATTTATATTTGTATAATATTTCATAATATTTGACATATTTAAATTTGATATATCATTATTATTTTTTAAATATGAACCTAATGAATAATAACCATTATAATTATTATTTAATTTTTCACCTGATTTTATTAATTCTAATTCATAATTATTTGTATATATATTTATTCCTTTAATAATAAAATAGTTATCATTTATCATTATAATCTCATTATTTTCTAAAAATAAATAATCATATTTTACTATTTCATATAAATTATCAAATATATTATTTAATATTATATTATTATATATAAAATATGGATAACATAATGAATAATAAATAATCACATTTTCTTTAATAATATCATTAATAGATTTTATAGTGTTATTATATATAATATCAATACTATTATTAAATAACAAAATAAAATAGATAATATTTTTTGTATTAATAGTAGTATCATTTAATATATTTATATTCGGTTTTATATTATTAATACCATTAAAATTTAACTGTTTAATTGTTATATTCTCATTTATCTCATTATTTCGTATATTATTATAATATTTATAACTAATAAAAGTATTTAAAAGAGTATTTTTAATATATAATTTATCATTATAAAACTCAAAAATATCAGGATTAGATGCGAGGAAAGTATATTGATTAGTAAAAGAAATGAATGTTTGATTAAATGGTTCATAATAATTATTAAATAAATTAAGATAAATATCATAAATATTATTATTATTAGTAAAAACTAACCATATATATAAAATATTATTTTTAGTATTATTAAAAATTTTCAATAAATAAATTTTTTCTTGAATATTAATAGAATTTAAAATAATATTATTTTGATTATCAATATAAATTAAATTAGATAAAGATTTGAATATATCATTAGATTCAATATGTGCAATATTAAGATTAATACTAATAGAATCAATTTTAAGAACAATAAGTGATTTTAAATATATATCATTATATTTAATAAAAATATTATTATTATTATAATTAGAAGTGAAAATAATAGGATAAATAATATTAATATTATATAAATTAGATTTAATAAAAATATAAATAATTTCTTCATTAATACCAGATAATTCAATATTATTATTAACAAAATATTTAATATTATAATAATTTAATAAAAATTTAGAATTATAATATAATTCATTAATATTATAAAATTTAGGTAGATTATCTAAAGTAGATAATAATAATTTTTTATCAATTATATTTTCATAACAAAACACTTTATATTTATTATCAATAAATTGTTTAGCATTAGTATTAAATAAATTATTATTAATTAAATAAATTTTAGTGATATTAAAAGCATTATCAATATAATAATTAATATGAAAAGTATAATGTATATAAATAATAGGCCCTGTTTTATAATAGTAAATTGTTTTTTTATTATTATATTCAATTAAATAATATGAATATTCTAATAATTTATTATTATTTATAATAACTATATAATTATCAATAAAAATAGGATAAACTAAATTAATTTCAATTAATTCAAGATGATCAGAAGGTAATAACCAAGTATGATAAATACCAAGTGGAATTTGATATTGTTTAATAGTATTAATGGGTAAAATAAAGTTATTATAATATTTATCAATTAATAATATAAAAAAATTTTGTGGGAAGTTATATAATATTTTAGTAAAATCATAATTTTCATAATAATAAAATAATTGTGAGTTTTTAATAATAACAGGAGGAAAATTAGGATTATAAACAACATTTTGTAAAAAAGTATATTTATTTAATATAATATTATTATTAAAAATATTATCAATAAATAAGTAAAATTTATTATTAAAACTAATAATATCATAACTAGAAATATAAAAAGTATAATTATAAAGTGAATAATTAAAAATATCTAATAAATTATAATCAAAAATATTAATATATAAATTAACTTTATTAATAAAATCAATATTATATTTAATAATTTTATTACTAATATTCCAAGAAGTAGAATTATTATAAATTTTTTGATAAATAATATAAAAACTATTAAAATTAATAATTTTTTCAGTATATAAATAAATGATATTATCATTAATCTTACAATCATAAATTTCATTATTAATATAAATTTTACTATTAATAACTTTATATTCAATATCAATATCGGGTGTTATTACTTCAATATTTGATATATTATTTTCAAATTCAATTATTATTTTATATAAATATATATTTGATATTCTTGTAAATACATATGGTGTTGTATATTCATTTAAAAATATTATATGTATAGGACTATAAACTAACATATTATTAACATTACCTTCAATATAATTAGTAACATTATTATTAGTAATATTACTATTAATTTTATAAATTTTATTATTATCTAATTTAATATATGTATTTTTAAGATCACCTAATAAAATATTTTGAAAAACAATATTATTTTCAATATTAATATTTAATAATCCAATATAATTAAATTTATTATTATTAAAAATATAATTATTAGTATCTTTAATATTAATATTATTAATATTATTTTCAATAATGGGTTGAATTTTATTATTAATAAATATTTGATTATTATTTAATATATTAACATTATTAAAAATATTATGATTAATAATAATAGAATAACAATTAGTATCAATATTAGGAAATAAAAGATTAATAATAATATCAGAAGTATAATCATAAAAGTTATTTTTAATTTCTAAGTTAATTTCATTAAATGATAAATATTTTTCAATATAATTATTAGGTTCTGTAATATTAATATAATCACTATTATTATTAATATATTTTTTTTGATTTTTATAATATAAACTAATATTATTTAAATATTCAATTAAATATTGAGAAATTTTAGAATTAGCATTATATTCATTATAAATATTAGTTAAAATAAAAATAGAGTTAATATTAGTAATAGAATTTTTAATATTTAAGTTTTGATTTTCATCACTAAGATTAAAAGTATAATGTGAAATATTATAATAATCATTATTATTATAATTATATATAGGTATATTACCATTATTTAAAAAATCAAATATATTATTTTTATCAATATTATTTAATATTTTTTGTGTTGTTATTCCAAAATTATTAATATTATTTAATAATTCAGTAAATATATTAATATATTTATTATTTATATTTTCTAATAAATTAATTATATTTATATAATCTATATTTGAATTTATTATATATTCTATTTGATATATCATATCATCAATAAAATTATTTACTATATTATCAATATAAATATTTCTTGAAAATAAATTATATAAATTAAATTCATCAAATGAAGGATTAAATGTTAATTGTGTTATATTTTTATTTACTTCTAATAATATCTTATTATTTAATAAATCTAATTTATAATATTGTGAATCTTTAATAAAAAATTGTTGTGTAGAAATTGGAAGTAAATATTCAGAAATTTCATCATTAAGTTTAATAATAGAAGTAGTATTAATTTTAAAATTAATATTATAAAAATATAAATAATAAACATTAAAATTTTTTTTAATATTATATATATTATTAAGTAAAGAGTCATTACTATTATTTTCTAATAATAAGAAAGGTTTATTAAATATAAAGTCACTAAAATCAGAAATATTTTTATCATTAATAAATTTATAATCAGTGGAATGACTAATTAAAGAATGTAAGTTAGGAACAAAATTATTTATTGGAATTTTAAGTATTTTATAATTAATATTTGGATTATATAGTTCAATTTTAGTAATATAAAAATATAATTCATCAGATAAAGGTAAATTATTATTTATATCACTATCTGTTAACCTATCATAATAATTAATTATATTAGTATTTATAAATGTATTAATTAAATAATATATATTATTATTCTTTTTTGTTCTATATAATTTTATACTATTGTAATTTGTATTTAAAATATTTGGAAAATTATTTATTAATATTTTATTTGTATTTGTTATTTCATTTGTTAATTCTATATTATAACTTATCGTTGGTAATGATTCTATATTTGTTACTGAATTATAAAATGATAATTTATATTTATAAATTATATTATTATTATCTGTAATTGTTCTATTTAAATATGGATTTGTATTATTTTCTATATCTTCTTCAATTGTTATATTAATATTATTAATAGAATCATCTAATATAATATTTAAATTATCATCTTTTTTATTATCAGTATATGTAGTAATATTAATATCTAAAATATCTAATAAATAATATTTAGTGGGATTATTTTTATGTGTTCTATAAATTTTAATATTTGTATATTTTGAATATTCAGTATTACTTGAATTTAAAGGAAAATTATAAAATGTTAAATTACAATCAACAACTAAATTTTCTTCTCTAGGATTAGAATAAACAGGTGGAACTAATTTATTAATATTATAATAATTAAATATATAATAATATTTACCTGTTGGGATTAAACCGGGTACATCATTTTTAGAGTTAATATTTTCATTTAAATAAGGAACAAATCTTTTATTAATAAGTAAGTTATCAGATAATATATCTTCATAATATGTATTATTAATATCAATAGTATTAACAATATAATTAGTAATAGAATCATTTTCTTTAGTTCTATAAATATTAATTTTATTATATTTAGAGTTATCAATAATATTTAAATTAGGTAAATTAATTAATACTTTATTATTATTTAGTAAATTAATAACAAAATCATTAGAGAAAATAGTTTCATCTAAAGTATTACTATTATATAATGTAAATTTATAAATATGAGAATTTTTATTAACTAAATTACCTAATAAAATATCATTATTATAAACAATATTTAATTTAGTAGGAATTAATTTTATATTATCTTTATAATTATTATAATTTATTAAATAATATAAATATTCATCAGTAAAATCATTAGTATTTAATAATTTTATTTTATTATTAATAAAAATAAAGTTATCAATAAAATAATAATATTTATTAATAATTTCAATATATATTGAACTAATATTAGTAAAAGTTTTTGGTAAATTATAAATTTCATTATTATTACTTAAAATAGTATAATTATTATTATTATTATTAATTAAAATAGGTATTTTAACTATTTTATTATTATTTTTATTAACATTATTAATAATATTAGTATTAATAGTATCTTTACCTAAATTAATATCAGAAATATTATCAATAAAATTTTGTGTTATATTATCATTTATTATAGTTAATAAATAAAAAATATTTTCATTTTTTTTTGTTCTATAAATTTTTCTTTTTATTATATTTAAATTTGTTGAAATTGGTATATTTTCTATATTAACAAACTGATTATCTAATAAATTTATTTCTTTAAAATCACTTAAATCTGATTCTTCATTATTTATAGATATAAATGATATAGCATATAAATATGAACCTTTTTCAATATATAATAAATTATATTGATTAATAATATTAATAACATTAAGTGAAAAAGAATTAAATGGTTTAATAATATTATTATAATTATATTCAATAGTTAAAATTTTAATATTATTAACAGTTAAATTATAAAAATCATTATCAATAATAATATTATTATTATCAATTTTATTAATATCAATTTCATTATTATATTTTTTAGTTAATAAGAAATATTTATTAATAATAATATTAGAATAATTTAAGTTATTATTATAAAAAAGTATTAATGGTAAATAAGATGTATAATTAACAGTTAATTTTAATGGATTATTTAATTTATAAATATTATTAATAATAGTATAATTAATTTTAAAAATATCAGAAGAAATATTATTAAAACATAAATATAATTTTTTTTCATAATTTTCATAATATATTGAATTATAATTTATAATATTATTATTATTATCAGTAATAATAATTTTACTATTATTATCATAATAATTATCATATTTAATTAATATTTTATTATTATTTTTATCATAAATAAATTCATTAATAAGATATATATTTTGAATTGTTAATTTATGAAAATCTTTATTTAATATATTATTATTAATAACTATTTTATTAATATCATGTATAGATTCTTTAAATTTTAAAAAATTATTATTACCTATATTAATTGATCCATACCAACTATTTTTAAAAAACATTTCATAAAATGATTTTTTAAAATCTGATACTAAATAAAAATTACCTGGTGTTATTGATAAATAAAATGTTAATTTTCTTTCATTGTCAAAACCATATAAATTTATATTTTTTTTTATTAAATGTATAGTTTCTAAATATTTTTTATATAATCTACAATTTACAGTATTACGCCATAATATTAAAAATAATATTAATGATTCACTTAAATTAAATGAATTTATTTCAATATTAATTAATTCATTAGCAATAACACTATAAATATTTTGTAAATCAATTGGCATTAAATTATTAGTATCAATTTTAGATAATTTATTAGTATATTTTATTAATTTAGGATAATTAATTTCTTCATTATTATTTAAAAAATTATAATTATCTTGTTCATATGAAGAAATAACATTAGAAGAATAAGCAGTAGAAAAATAATAATTATTATAATTTAATTGTTTATTAGGTAATTTATAAAATCTATTTAATATAATTTTTAAATTAATATATAATTTTATTGGATTATTTAAATTTAATTTTATAAATAAATTTAAAATGTCACTTTTGGTTGAATAATATAATTTTAAAAATGTTTCAAATATATTATTATTAAATATATTATTATTAAAATTTATATTTAATATATTTATAATATATTGTTTTAATTTATCATTCCATTCATTTTGAATACAATAATCATTAATAATAGTATTATAATCAATATTATTATTATTTAATGTATTATATTTTTTCCAAAATGTGAAAATTACATCATTAGATAAATATAACATTTTAAATAATAATAAAATAATTAATGAATTATATTCTAATATATTATTTTTATAATTATCAAAATTATAAAAATTTAATTTACAATACATGAAAGTTTTATCTATATCATAATTTTCTATTGGTTTTTCTATTGTTAAATCATAAAAATTTATATATTCATTATATCTTTCTAATTCTGTTTTATTATTATATATTAAATTAAAATCTTCTTGAAATCTTACTAAATTATTTGTTTTATAATATAAATTAAATAAATAATTTTTTATTTCTTTATATTTATCATTATTTATAGTTTTTAATGTATATATTTTATTTAAATAGTTTATATTATTATTTAAACTTAATGATAATATAAATTCTTCCCATATATTTATTTTTATTTTAATATATGATAATAATGGTAATATATCATTATCTTTTATATAATAAAAATTAATATATTGTCCTATATTATTTTCTTTTATATATTCTGGTAATAATTTATCTATTAATAATTTTGTTTCTATTTTTGAATTTATATTATCAAAATTATATAATTTAAATAAATATTCCGGTATTATATACCATTCTTTATTTGTATTATTATATATTACTAAACATTTTGTATTATAATATATTGTTTCTAATTGATTTATATTATATATATCTTTATTTATTATTTTATTATATTTTTGTATTATATTAAAAAATGGTATTTCTATTTTAAAATATTGATTATATAGTAAATCACCATTATTTTCTATTTTTATTATTCCTTCTGAATCAAAATTCTTTTTATCTATATATTTTTCTATTTCATTAATACTAAAGTTTGTATGTTGTTTATACATTTTTTTATAAAATGTTATTTCTGGATTAGCAATTAATGGCGCATCTTGTACACCAGTAACTACTAATTGAATTAAACCCCCTGTCATTTAACTATAAAGGGAAAATAATCTTTTAAACTTTTTTATATATATTATTATATGAGTTCTAATTATTATATAAAAATTATTAGTCTTGAAAATTGTAAATATTCATTAGATTCTGTTAATATATTAAAATCTTTAAATATTCCTCATAAAGTTATTATAATTGATAACTTATCCAAAGAATTATATAAAAATAATTATATATCAACATATCCACAAATTTTTTTTAAAAAATATAATTCTAAAGGAAATTTACTTTTAGGTGGATATGATGATTTAGTATATTCTATTACAACATTTAAAACTAATAATATTAATAAAACTAATATTGATCAATTTATTAATAAATATAAATGGTCTAAAAAATCTGTTATTAGATTTATCCAATTATTAAATTAAATATTAATTATCTATAAAATTTATTATTAAATGTTAAATATTTAATAAATATAAAATTATTTATTAAATATTAATGGTATATCAAATATTAAAAATATTATTATAATTATTTATTAA